GATGACGCACCAGCGGCGGCACCTGCTCCAGTAGCGGCAGCACAACCAGCACCTGCTCCAGTAGCGGCAGCACAACCAGCACCTGCTCCAGTAGCGGCAGCACAACCAGCACCTGCTCCAGTAGCGGCAGCACAACCAGCACCTGCTCCTGCTCCTGCTCCAGTAGCGGCAGCACAACCAGCACCTGCTCCTGCTCCTGCTTCAGTAGCGGCAGCACAACCGGCAGCGGCACCGATCTTCAAGAAAGCTGATGGCACAGATGCTAATCCGCCAGGCTTCGTCGCGCCACCGCCAGGTGTAATATTCAACGAACCAAAAGCGTCTGGTCCAATCAACCGCGATAATATGTCATTTAACCAGGCATTTGCTGATGCTAAAGCAAAAGGTGAGAAACAATTTCCTTGGAAGGGAAAGCCATACGCAGTTCAACTAGCTACGCCAGCCGCGCCAGCCCCAGCTAAACCGGCACAAGTCAGCATGGCAGCGCCGCCTGTATATCCTACAAATGCAGGATCATCAGTTAACCCTCGTCCTACCGGCAATCCGTTAGCACAACAAGTATGGGACAGCAAATATGCTAGCGGATGGAATGCCAATGGAACTAGTAAAACGAATTATAAAGCAGAGTCAACTACGTATAACGAAGATCAATTATTGGCTCGTATAGTACAGTTATCACGAGGACGATAATTTCGTCAGCAGTATCAAAAGGGGTCTTAGGACCCCTTTTTTTGTGTAAATAAAGTTATGAGTAAAAGTTTAGACGGCGTCTTAACAAAGAAAGCCCACACCAAAGAAAGGTTTACAGAATCACAAGTCCAGCACTTGTTGCATTGTGCTGACCCTGTAAATGGATACATGCACTTTGTTAAAAACTTCTTTCACATACAGCATCCAACTAGAGGAAAGGTTAAATTTGAGCCGTACGAATATCAAGAAAGATTATTATCTAGTTATCATGATTATCGATTCAACGTAAACATGATGCCTCGCCAAAGCGGCAAGACAACGTGTGCCGCAGGATATTTGCTTTGGTATGCCATGTTTCATCCGGATCAGACTATTCTAGTTGCCGCACACAAATACACGGGCGCACAGGAAATTATGCAACGTATCCGTTACGGATACGAACTTTGCGAAGATTATATAAGAGCCGGAGTTGTTAACTACAACAAAGGATCAATGGAGTTTGAAAATGGATCAAGAATCGTTAGTGCAACTACTACTGGCAACACTGGTCGTGGTATGTCAATATCCCTACTATATTGTGATGAGTTTGCATTCGTGCAACCGAACATTGCAGAAGAGTTTTGGACTTCAATAAGCCCGACACTAGCCACTGGTGGTAAAGCAATTATCACATCAACTCCCAACAGTGACGAAGATACATTTGCTAACATTTGGAAAGAAAGCCAGGACCTATTCAACGAGTACGGAGATGAACGTGACGATGGATTAGGGCGAAATGGCTTCCACGGATTCCGTGCTGAGTGGCACGAGCATCCGGATCGTGATGACGAGTGGAAACGTGTTGAACTAGGACGCATTGGCGAAGAACGCTTTCGTCGTGAGTATGGCTGTGAATTCTTAATTTACGATGAAACACTGATCAGTGCCCTTAAACTTACTGACATGGTTGGTAGAGAACCACAGTTTAAGATGGGACAAATACGCTGGTATAAAAAACCTACACCGGGAAATACATATCTTGTAGGATTAGATCCCAGCTTAGGTACGGGAGGCGACTTTGCAGGTATACAGGTATTTGAATTACCCAGCATGACACAATGTGCCGAATGGCAACATAACTTAACTATTGTGCAAGATCAAGTTAAAATATTCCGAGATGTAATCAAGTATATCCAGGGAGAAATTGGTGAAGACTACCGTAACAGCATCTACTGGAGCGTGGAAAATAATACCCTAGGCGAAGCGGCCCTGGTAGTTATTGCTAATCTAGGTGAAGAAACATTTCCGGGATTATTCTTAAGTGAGCCAGTACGCAAAGGACATGTGCGTAAATTCCGTAAAGGATTTAACACAACACACGGCAATAAAATATCAGCATGTAGTCGTCTAAAGTATTTTGTTGAAGAAAACAAAATGACGATTTATAGCAAAACCTTAATAAGTGAGCTTAAAACTTTTATCGCTTCGGGCGTAACATTTAAAGCCAAAGACGGGCAACATGATGATTTAGTCAGTGCTCTGCTACTAATTATCCGTATGACTGTTATCTTGGCTGAGTGGGATCCACTAGTATTTGATAAACTCAGCATTGAAGGCACCCTAGACGACGATTGGGAAGCACCGTTGCCCATATTCATTTCCAGTAACTAAAGCATAAATATAACATGAACGCTAATCTCGATAAAATTGCACAAGAATTATACGGCAAAATACAAACTCGATTTTCTGATATTAAAATCGGAGATGAGCACGCCGAAGTTTTAAGTAAAAAGGAAGACATTCCTAAAGCCCGCTTCTTTGAATTTGAATATGAAGAAGATGGAGAAAGTTTAGGAACTATTGCCATTACTCTAGACGCTGACGACGGCATTGTTGTACAAGTCAGTGGCGATTTAGTCAATGATATAGACAGTACTACACACCACGGCGCATATAAATTTATCCGATCATTTAGACAGTTTGCTAAAGATCGTTTATTAAACTTTGATATACAAAATATTGGAAAAAGTAATTTAGATAAAAGAGATTATACGTTTCAAGCAAAACGCAAGGAAGAACCAGTTATGGCACAGCAACCTGTGATGGAAAACAAAATGTACGGCAACGCTAGAATGAGTTATCAAGATCTAGGCGAAGCAAGACTAGTAGTCAAGCATACACAGCCTATCAACTTAGAAATGGCTGCTGGACGTACACAACATATTGATGCAATCTATATTGAAAACGCTCAAGGTGAACGATTCCGTTATCCTTACAAACATCTAAATGGTGCTCGTGCTTTAGCAGAACACATCAAAGCAGGCGGCAATCCATACGACTCAATTGGCAAACACATTTGTAGCCTAAGTGAAGAACTAGCCAGTCTGCGTAAATTTAAAGGCTATGTTAGCCGTCAAGAACAAGTTAGTGAAGCAATGGGCAGTGTGACTGATCGTGTGCTAGAACGTATTGATGTTATCAAAGAAACAATCCATAAATTACAGCGTCCGGCATACTACCAAGCATTTGTTGAATCATTTGAAGAACAAGAAGAACAAATGATTCCAGAAGAAATTCAAAACGATTTAATTGATCGTTTGACTATCCGTACATTCAACGAAGAATTAAAATCAGTGTTCCCATACATTTATAAGTTTGTCGATGAATCAGAACTACCAGTATTAGAAATTGACGCCGACGATTTGTTAGGTGAAGGGCCAAATAATCCAGCAGAATATATTCCAAAAGACTATCAGACAAAAGAGCCTTTAAAGAAAGGTCCAGATGGTAAGTGGCGTAACAGTAAAGGCGAAGAGCGAGATGGTCTACACGGCGGCCCTGTTAGCTCAACCGGTAGTGCGCAATTTCGCAGCTTGAACTTGGGTAACTTGAGTAAGCCAACTAAAGAAACAATAGAAGATCAATACGAATCTTTTATGAATAATATTGTTAGTGAAGATAAAGACGAAGTGTTTAGCCCTAATCCAGATGCAAGTCGTTCAGCTATTGACAAATTAAATGATTTAATGAGTGCCGAAATCAAAGGTGGTCCAGAAGGCATTAATGCTATCGAAAGCCTTAAGGGCCTAATTGACGATCCAGAATTTGTAAACAGCCTCCGTGATATCAATCCAGACTTAGATGTTCGCCCATTAGTACAACAATTTTTACAACAGCGTGATCCGGATGTTGCGGCACAGTTAGAGATCGGCGACGATACAGTTGGCGGCGCAGATGTGCCATCAGAACCAGCACCGACTGATATTGCCACAGCGGAACCTACAGATCCAACTGCCGCTCCTGCGGCGGAACCTGTAGCGGCAGCACCTGCACCAGTAGCAGAAGCTAAAGATACAGTTGAAAAAGATGCAGACGGTAATGTTAAAAGTTGGAAGCATGAGGGTGATTGGAAGAAATCAAGCGACAAGAAAGATCCTCGTGGTAAAGTAACTAACGCTAGTGGACAAGCCTTAAAGAAAACTATTGCAATGGCTAAAAAAGCTGGTGCAACATTAGAAACACAAATGGACTTTGGCGATAAGGTTATGACAATTGCTGAAGTATTAGAATGTTGCGGTATGGCTCCTCAGGATGTTGGTTTTGATCAAGAAGGTGGCTTGCCAGCAATGTTAAAGTATATCAGCGGCTTCTATAATACAGCACAGGGTAACTTTCCACTGGGCGGTATGCGTGTCAAAATCAAAGTTAAGAAAGCATTTGAAGATGGCGAATTTGGTAATGCACAGCCCGAAGATTTAATGAAAGTTATCAAGTTTATCGACATGAAAGACCCAAGTGGCGACGTACACAGCCAAGAACAATCGCATGTTTTAAGATTAGCAGGTGTTGGACACTCTCATGAAGTTGCGCAAGCTGAAAATTATCCTGCGCCATCAACTGCTGGATCCATGCCGTCATTTGATGTAGCCACGCTTGAGACACAGCTAGCAGACGTACACGAATCAAAAGGCTATGATGAGTTTGAAAGACTAGTTAGTTTGGTGCATTTTAGATAATTGGTGAAATATACTCACATTTAAGCAAGATATCTCTTGCAATGATAAATAAAAGCGTATACAATAACATGTATGCGCTTTTTGTTTTAAGGTAGATCCGTAAAACAAACTAAGGCAAATGAAGTAAACAAAGGCTTATATAAAGGAGAACTATTATGGCAACTTTGGCAGAAATTAGAGCAAAACTTAAGGCATCTGAATCAAAAGGTTCAGGAGAACGAACAGGCGGAGACAATTCAATTTATCCGTTCTGGAATTTGAAAGAAGGTGAAGAAGCACTACTACGCTTTTTACCAGACGGCAACGCAGACAACACATTTTTCTGGGTTGAACGTGCAATGATCAAACTTCCCTTTGCAGGTATCAAAGGCGAATCCGAAAGCAAACAAACAATCGTGCAAGTTCCATGCGTAGAAATGTATGGCGACACTTGTCCAATCCTATCTGAAGTACGTGCTTGGTTTAAAGACCCAGCATTGGAAGATATGGGTCGTAAGTATTGGAAGAAGCGTTCATACATTTTCCAAGGCTTTGTTGCTGAAGATGGTTTGAAAGAAAAAGAAACCCCAGAAAATCCAATCCGTAGATTTATTATTGGTCCTCAGATCTTTACATCAATCCGCGCGGCATTGGTTGATCCAGAGTTAGAAGACTTGCCAACTGACTTTGTACATGGCTTAGACTATCGTATGAAGAAAGGCTCAAAAGGCGGGTATGCTGATTATTCAACAAGTTCTTGGGCACGTCGTGAGCGTCCCCTAAGTGATGCAGAACAAGCGGCTATTAAGACACATGGTTTGTTTAACTTGTCAGACTTCCTACCTAAGAAGCCAACTGATGTTGAGCTTAAAGTTATGAAGGAAATGTTTGAAGCGTCAGTTGACGGCGAACCATATGATATGGAACGTTGGGGACAGTATTTCAAACCAGCTGGTATGAGCCAGAACACTGGCGATCCACAAAAAGTATCAACTCCAAAAGCCGCACCTGCGGCATCACATGATGACGAAGATGACACACCTGCTCCAGTAGCTAAGGCAGCTCCGGCTCCTACAGCGGCACCTGCGGCAGAAGGCGGCGACTCACGTGCTCAAGACATCTTGGCAATGATTCGCAATCGTCAGAAGTAAAAATAAGGGGACTTCGGTCCCCTTAAATCATCATTAGGAGAATTAACTTATGGCTACAAAAGCCTTCGATTTATCAAAATTTCGTAAGACACTAACTAAGTCTATTGACGGCTTAGGTATTGGTTTTAACGATCCTACTGATTGGGTTAGCACAGGTAACTTTGCCTTAAACTATCTTATCAGTGGCGACTTTAACAAAGGAATTCCCTTAGGTAAAGTCACAGTATTTGCCGGCGAATCAGGTGCTGGTAAGAGTTATATTTGTTCCGGTAATATTGTTAAACACGCACAAGAGCAAGGCATTTATGTTATCCTAGTTGATAGCGAAAACGCACTTGATGAAAAGTGGTTGCACAATCTTGGCGTGGACACAAGTGAAGAAAAATTGCTTAAACTCAACATGGCTATGATTGATGATGTGGCAAAAACAATCCACGAATTCATGACAGAGTATAAAGCAATGACAGAACGTCCTAAGGTCTTATTTGTCATAGACTCATTGGGTATGTTGCTTACCCCTACCGATATCAATCAGTTTGAAGCGGGAGACCTAAAGGGCGACATGGGTCGTAAACCTAAAGCACTTACAGCACTAGTTCGTAATTGCGTTAACATGTTTGGTAACTACAATGTAGGTATGGTGTGTACCAATCATACCTACGCTAGTCAAGACATGTTTGATCCAGATGACAAGATTTCAGGCGGACAAGGCTTTGTTTACGCAAGTTCCATTGTAGTCGCTATGAAGAAACTCAAGCTGAAAGAAGACGAAGACGGTAACAAGACTACAGAAGTAAACGGTATCCGTGCCGCTTGTAAGATCATGAAGACTCGTTATGCTAAACCGTTTGAAACACTACAAATTAAGATCCCATACGAACAAGGTATGAATCCTTACTCAGGTCT